TCTATTAATTGATTTATTATTTTTTTTCCGTATCCCTTATTTTGATATTCTGGAAAAATAGAAACATCTTCTATGTGCGCAACACTACCACATTTATGTATAAATTTAGGTTCAACGATCAATGTTCCGCATCCAATCATATGTTTTCTTTTATAATCTTGTATAATCCAAATTTGAATAAATGGATATAAGTCTACAATTTTATAATATGTCATTAAATTCAACGACGTATCTCTTTTTTCTGTTGTATTAGATAGGTTTTCAATTAGATGTAAATATTCTTGTAGATTGTTATCTGTTAAAAGTTTAAAATGTATATCATTATCAAGCATATACATATTATATTATTATTATTAAGTCGTGTTATTTAACTCTTTGTTATATGATTTATCTAGGGAAACCAACTAAGTTAGCACCAATACCGAAGCCAGCGCCTGAGCGAGCACTTACAGCCATAGCAGGTAAATATGTATCAAGAATGCTAAATGTGGCTGCAGCGGTTAATGCAATGAAACCAACTTCATCAAGAGATAAACTTCTCTTAGGGATGGCAAACGCGGCGATTGCTACAAAAAGACCTTCGACTAAATATTTAATTAAACGTTTGAGTAATTCGTTAATATCCAAAACATTGAAAACGTTCATCTTATATATTAATTAATAAGAAAAAAAAATATTATATATTATTCGTTAAAAAAACTTAAATATATATATTCTTAAAATATTATATTATGTCTTTTTCTAAAGAACCGAGAAATAAAACCATGGATTATAAAATTAATTTGGATGGAACTGAAAATTCTAAATATGTAGATTTACTTGACGAAGATCGTCCGATTGCCGGTCAAAAGTTTTGCTGTGTATCATTTGTATCTCCTGAAAATATTTTAAAACAACGTGAGATGTATTTTATGGAAGAATTTTTAAAATCTTGGGATTTGACTAAATCACTTGAAAAATTCAGTCAATTTTTAAATTTTGTATCATATAAATATTCTTTAAATTTTACAACCTTAACTGAAGATTTACAAGAATTTGTAAAAGAAGAAAGGAATTCTTTATCTACATCGTCATTAAATGATGATTATAAAACATTTTTATATAATAATGATGAGAGATTAGAGAAGGAATTCAACGACATTTCAAATTTCCAAACATCAATCAGAGGTTTGAAAGTAAGAGGTTCTTTCCCTAGTCAGAAAGAAGCCGAGTTGAGATGTAAACTTCTTCGCGAGCTAGATCCTCATCATGATGTGTATGTTGGTCCTATTGGCATGTGGATGCCGTTCCATCCAGAAGCTTACAAAACTGGACGTGTAGAATACATGGAAGATGAACTCAATCAACTGATGCATGAGAAGAAGAAGAATGAAGAAAAGGCTAAAGAAGATTTTGACAAGCGCGTGAAGGAAGCAAAACATAAGGCAATTGAAGACAATAAGAAAAAGGCACTTGAAAGTGGTAATAAATTAACTCAAACATTAAACAGTGAAGGAAATCTTATTAGTGTTCGTGATATGAATACTCAAGAAGAAATTTTATTACAAACGGAGGGTCTTACGTCTGCTGACATTCGTCGTGAATTATTTGAAGGTGAAAATATTGTAACTTCAACTGATACCGACCATGGATTATCCGATTTAACAAATATTTCATTCGTTGTAAAAAATGAAAATTAAATTGATTATGGAATTCAGAAATTATATAATGATTAATATAAAAAATTGATTAATAATATAAATATTACTGATAATTTATCAGTAATATTTATAATGACTAAGTGCCTTCAAAGTGATTGTTTAAAACGTTTGAAATTAACAGATTTAAAATGTAGATGTGGAAATGTATATTGTTATATTCACCGATTGCCTGAAACTCATAATTGTAGCTATTATTTTAAATTAAATCCTCATCAAATAAATAAATTAGAAGAAGAAATGAAATGTATCGCTCAAAAATGTATTAAAATATAATTTTACAATAAATTAATAATTACCATAAATAAATATGACTTAATATTTTTGCGTTATAATATCCATTAGAATGATTGATTTCATATTCAATCGCATTTTTTCTATTTTTTATACCATGACTATGTCTACTATAATAATTCATTTGTCTTTTTTTATTTGAATGATTTTTATTTGCGTATATTTTTAAAGGGGTTCTATCTTTATACTGTTCATAATCTGACGCTCCAAAATGTATTATATGAACTTTTCCGGTTTCTAAATCTTTAACATATGCCATATATTTTTTTTCTGTATTGCTGCTCTTCTCAAATTTAATAATTTTTTCTTTCATTTTATTTTTTCCTCCAATTTGAATAGACGGAGTTCTTCTTATCTTGCCGCGCATTGCTAATTTAAGTGCTAAGCTATTGGCATTACATCCGTTTTTTAATATATCTATATCAACTAGTGATGCCTTTCCTCCAGTTATAGAACTTGCTAGACGCGCACGTCCCCAAGACTTTGCGGTCTGGTTCGGTCTAGATCCAGATGAATAATACGCGCCCATGCCTTTATTTTCTATTTTTTTTAAAGCTTTTAATGAGCATCCAGTTTTGATTGATAATAATTTATTTGGAATTATTTTATCAATACCGTATATTTTTTTAGCATTTAAAATGTGGTAGGATTGTTTATATTTAAATGACTTTACTTTTTTCCGTGTATAATAGGTTCCCTTTTTATATTTTTTTATAGATTTATTTAATTCTGATTTCACTATTTTTACATCTTTATTTGTTAAATATTTTGGAACATACCTTTTTGGTACTTTATCTCCTCCAATCATATTATAATATAATATTATTATAGTAAAATTACCATGTTGATTTTTTGACACTTATTTTAGGTCCGGATCCTCTTTTTTTAACCGAATTCGGGTCATATATTTCATCTTCGTCATCGTCAGAATTGAGACCTTTTGATATTTCCCAAAATTCTTTTGTTCCTAATCTAAAATCAGGATGTGATTCTGCTTTATACCAAAAAATTTGGTCTTGGAGTTTATTAGACTTTGCATTATTATTTATAACTAAACATTCAAAGTTCTCAGTACATTGGTCCATTACTTGGCAAAAACTTTCAAATGTTGGAAACATACCAGCATAATTTTCAAATATGCGCTTTCTATTTGTAAGGTATGGTTCTCTCAGTATAAAAACATAATCTATATTTGTTCTTAAATTTGGAGGTACACCTAAAGGATACTGCATCGTAATAATAAGCATAATTTTCCAATGTCTTCCGTTCATGAATAATAATCTCATCAATTTATCTTTGGTCCAAGCATTATCATATAGACAATCATCTAATATTACAAATGCGCGTGGATCAATATTACTTTTTTTATAATTATTTATTTCTTTTTTGACTTGCTTTAAAACCATTTTTTGTCTTTTTAAAATATTTTCAATAATCGCAGTATTATATTCGTCATGAATGAATAATTTTGGTACGATTGAACTATAAAAACCATTGCCTGCTTCTGTTCCAGAAATGACAGTTCCAATTGGAATATCTTGATGATAAAAAAGTAAATCTCTAACTAAAAAACTCTTACCTGTATCACGACGACCAATTAAAACAACAACAGGACCTTTATTTTCATCCGGTCTAAAACTAATATTGCGCATATCAAATTTTTTCAATTCCAAAGCCATTTACTATAACTACTTTTAGAAAAAAAATATATATTATATTACGCAAGATATTAGTTTAAATGTATCATTAATTTTATATTAATTAAATAATGATTAATATAAATTATCAAAAACGAAATAATTCTATATTATTTCAAGATTTAGAAAAACATTTGAATATTGAAAAATGTCAAAATTACATTCCTATATACAACAAAATGTTTCAATTAAATAATACTAATTACAATAATGTTAATCTAGATAACGATAAATATGCTTTCAGAATGCTTCATAATTTGGATAATCCGTATTCATATAATACTGTAGCGAAAGACATTTCAAATAATATATCTACATTGAATATATTTATTAAATTAAGTCCTCTATTAGATCCTGTTAAATATGCAATGGGTAAATATGACATTGAGGATAAAAATTTGTTAGAGCTTCCTTGTTTTCTTAATAAAAATAGTCATGCAAAAGTGAGGGATATGAATAATTCTGCTTATATAGATGGGTTTTTTTCATATTTAAGTAGTAAATTAATTAAGAAGTATAATTTCATACATGGAGTAGATTATTATGGAATGTTTTTAGGGGTGAAAAATGAATTTATTTATAATGCTACAGATGAATTAGAATTATTAATGGATAATAAATTTTTTCACGAGCATAAAAATAAATTATTTACACTTGATGACAAATATTATTCTTTGAATAGTGATAGTAGATCTTATAAAGCTAGATTAGAAATTAGTGATGCGAATGATAATAATAATGTATCTGATTTTGATATTATTGAAATAAATGAAATCGATGATAACAATAACGCAGACATTAAAAAAGATGCAAATGACCCAAATATTGAATTTCACGAAATTAAAGAGTTTGATTTATTGTTACTAGAAAATATAAATGATTTTACTAAAGACGATGTTATAAAAACAGTTCCTTCTTCTAAAAAATCAAACTCTAGTTATAGCGATTGTTCTTCTAGAACGTCTGCCACAAATACAGACGATGGTTTTGATGATAATAATAATTTTTCAGACGACGATGATAATGATGCGAATGAGGAGGATGATGTATCGTATGAAACAGTAGATGAGGATGATAGTGATGATAGCGATGCAACTAGTTTAACAGAAAGTAGTGTAGAAGAAATAGTTAATTTATCAATTAGTAAATTTCCTGTATCAATTATTTGTTTAGAAAAGTGCGAATATACATTGGATTATTATATGGTTAATGACAACATATCGGATGATGAATGGGGAACTATTTTAATGCAAATAATAATGATATTGCTTGCATACCAAAAAGCATTTAATTTTACTCACAATGACTTGCATACAAATAATGTTATGTATAAAACAACCGACAAAAAGTTTTTATATTATAGATATAATAATAATACATATAAGGTTCCTACGTATGGAAAAATATATAAAATAATTGATTTCGGAAGAGCTATTTATAAATACAATGAATTTACTTACTGTAGCGATAGTTTTCATAAAGAGGGAGATGCTTCAACACAATATAATTTTGAACCTTATATTAATAATAATAAACCTCGGTTAGAACCGAACTATAGTTTTGATCTTTGTCGTTTAGCTTGTTCTATGTTTGATGTTATTGTATATGACGATGATAATAATGAAAGAGATGATAAAATATCTCTATTAATTAAGGAGTGGTGTAAAGATGATAAGGGTAGAAACGTTCTTTATAAAACAAATGGAGATGAAAGATATCCAGATTTTAAATTATATAAAATGATAGCAAGAACCGTTCATAATCATACTCCTGAAAATCAATTGAAGAGAGAAATGTTTGTAAAATTTTTAGTTTCAAAACATAAACTTAGTAAAAATAA